ACTGCCCCGTGGTCCGCTGGGTTGCATTTTAGCCTTGGCCCCTCGTCGAAACTATACCTACCCCATGTTAAAAAAGTCGCGACTTTTTTGCAAATGGGTACTAAAAAGTCGCAACTAATATCAGAATACTGCAGTAATACGATTAAAGCGCTTAACGCCGTCGACCAATTGTGCCTCAATCGTAGTGCTGATGAACTTGTTCATCTCGATTGCGTTGTCAATGATCTCGTGCATTGTGGGGAACTGTGGGGCCTTCTCAAGCAGTTTTTTACCTGCCTCGTCTGCCACTTCCCAAGCCTTTAGCTGGGCGTTGTACTGCTCGGTCAAAAACTCCTTGGAGGTCTTGAGTAAGTCATAGCGTAGTTCAAATGGGTTCATGTAATTCTCCTGTGTTTTGTGTATGTAAAATAGGGGTTCCGGGCGCCTCCCGGCGAGACGTACTGCCCTATACTTACTAATGCAAAATCTACTGCTTTTCCGCCCCATTTGGCTTAATTAGGAGCTTATCGCGCTCTTCAGCGCGAGCCTTAGCCTCCCTAAGTGACTCATTGATAATGAGTCGGGTTACTGCTCCAGCCATTTCTTGGATCTGTTTCTCCTTGGCTGCTTCTTTGTCTTCCAGTGCCTTATCGATATCGTTACGGATACCAGCCCGGTTTAACAAATCTTTAAGATTCATCTTTTTGCGCTTTCTCAACGGCTTCTAGATTGGTCTTTGCCTGCTCAACCTGTGGGCCTGCTTGGTTTTGGATTGAGTTAATAAAACCGACCACCTGGATAAATGGAGACTGCGCTAATACGTTTAGCAACGCGTTAATTTCCTTTACAGAAAACTCCAACGTCACGTTAAAATCATCTAATAATTCTTGTTTCATTTTTTACTTCCTTTCTTTATTTTAAGTTCTACATCTACATCTGGTTTATATTTATCTAACTGCACAAAATGACGGTTTCCTACCATTTGCTCAAATCCATCCCACAGTCGTTGGTTCTGAAGTTTTGCGGCGTACTTGATGCCGCTAATGTAGTTGTACACGTCGTCCTCTGACATGTGCTCGGCCTTGTCTAAGTACTGGCGTAAAAACTCATCAAGGTACTCCTCAACTTGAGAGCACTTAAGGATGTCTTGTTCTAAGTCAAATCGGTCGTATTCACTCCAATTTTTCATTTTTTGCCTTTCTTTTTTGGTTCGTCATCATTACGAATAGTTTCAAACAAATTTTGAAAGTCAGCGGCAATACGTTCTTGCAAATCTACTAATTGTTTTTCAACATTCCAATACGCTAGTTGCATTTCTTCTGCGCTAAGTTGGTGTATGCCGCAGTTAACTGCTTTGAATGTTGCCACTGCGCTTTCTAATTCAATTGACGCATTTTCTAACTGCATTAATTCTGTCCAATATTTCATACGTTTTTTCCTTGGTTAAATTTCATACACTGGGCTGCGGCTAGGGTTACTTCTGGTTTAAACGGCAGTGTTAAAAACTGTTCTTTCATTTTAATGCAATGTGTTTCAGGAATAGCCATGTCGCTTGCCATGAAATCACATTTAGTTCCCATGCACATAATAGCCACAAAGATAAATTCCATTACTGGACTCCCAATCTGCGTTCAATCTCACGATCAATATACCAACGAGCTTTACGCAAGTCTTCAATGGTATCGATTTTTAAATCAGCGCGCCAAATATATTTAATTGCATTACCCAAGCAAAAGTTCATGTGCTCTGTAATTTGGATGCAGTCTACACCGCTGGGGTGCGCAGTATAGTGCTTAGGCTTGTTTACTGGATCGTTCACGTCTCATCTCCCTTAAATGTTCATGCAAAATTTTAACTTCTTCCATTGTTGAGCATTCCCAAACACCCATCAACTCCCCAAAACGTTTTTCGCTTAAATCAACGTCTTCAACACTCATAAGTGTTTCCATCATGTAACACCCATCGTATAAGTATTCAATTACAAAATGGCTCATAGTCCTAATTCCTTTTTAATAAACTCTACACCTTTTGAGAAATGGTAACGCCAATACTTTTCGGTTACATGTATTTCATTATAACTCTGTCCATTTAAAAAAGCAAGCAAAACCTCCCGTTGTTTAAACGGCATGTTGTTTTCTATCAAATTACGGATGTCTTGGATGTCATCTGGTTCCCAAGGTAGCCAACCCTCAATAAGCTGGGTGGAAGTCCCCTCCACGTCATCTTGCTCTAATGGGTCTGGATCTTCGTCTGATAGTCTGGGAGTAACTGCTTGGATTTTATGTTTTGTTGTCATACTCGTGTGTCAAAAATTGCGGCTGCGTAAATATTGCCCATACCTGCGGCTAAACTTAAAATCTTTGGCTTGCGTTTAATCATCATGGGTTCAGATAAATAAACATCATCTTTTTGGGTGCGGTTTGGAATCGCTGGAACTATGCCTGACTGCAAACTATCTAACAACAGACAAGTTTCCAACAACCCGGATGCTCCCATCGTGTGCCCTATCCTTTGTTTAAATGACGTCGCAATAAACGGCGTATGAAACAACGCTTGTAGAGCCGCTTTCTCAGACATGTTATTTGACTTAGTCCCTGTACCATGCGTTTTAACAATTTGTATCTCCTCTGTGCTTATGTTGCCTGATCGTAACGCCAACGCGGCGGCTCGTACAAACCCCTGCCCGTCCTCACGTTGCCCGATTGCGTTGGTGCTCTGCTCACTAGCAATACCAGCGCTTATTAGTTTTGCTTTGGGTTTACTAACTAATACATTCTCATTCTCAAAAACGGCGAACACTGCGCCCTGACCGATGTAAAACCCGCCGTTATGGTGGTCAAACGCGGATGGTTTAATTCCTTGCTGTTCTTTGTCGTATGTCAAACAAGCGCCCGATTCACCAAAGAAATGCAACACCTTGTCGTTGATTGTGTCCTCTACACCCAGCACGCACACCCGATCAAAGCCTTGGTATGTCATTAGTTGGCATACGTCAGCCATAACTTTGAGGCTGGATGCGCGAGCGCTGGCATCGGTTATGATTAGATCGTCAGCCCCACACATCTGCCCAATACGTCCAGCGTACACTTGTGTCAGCGTAAGTGGTAGTAGTTTGTAATCGTAAGTCAAACGGCTTTTCTTGATAGCGTATGGATTGATGCCCGCAAAATGTGCGTTACCAGATGCCAAGATAAAAGCAGTCTTGCCTTTGCGTTCTCTAAGCGATCTAAGCAACTCTACATCCAGCACACGTTCAGCCAGCTTGTGTGGCACATAAACTAACCCGGTATCTTTTTTAGCAAACAGTTCTGGAAACCAAAATGCTTTTTGCGGGTATGCCATTTCATCAAATAGATCGACCTGAGTCGCTGCCACTGTGCGGTAGTCTGTTAAATATATCATTTTACGTTTTCAAGCGCCTCTTCTACAGTGTTGGGTGTTTGGGTGGAGTGTTTAAACATGAACTCAAACACATCACGGATTGTGCTTTCTTCCGTAAGTTTCATTAACTTAACGTTTTCCTCAGACACGCCATAGATGTCAGATAGATAAACGCCAACCATTAAAAAGTCCAGGCTATCAAGCCCTGTATCTTTTATTAGTGTGTCAAGGCTTTCTATCTTTAACTCTTCGGCGCTCACAGGTCTTGCAACCTTTACGATGCCGTTCATAATCATTAGTAGTTCTTGATCTGTCATGCCGTTTCCTTCATATTAAGTGATTCTAGTAATGCTTCTTGTAAATTAATTTTACCATCTAAAACGCGCACCACCTGCTCATCGATTGTTTTGCTGATCATCAAATGATGAATGATAACCGGTTTTTCTTGCCCTTGCCGGTAAATCCGTGCGTTGGCTTGGATGTAGTTTTCTGAGCTCCATGGTAAATCAAACCACACGGTCTGTGCTGTTTCTCCAACGTTGCACTGTAGATTGAGCCCAATGCCCCCGGATTGGGGATGGGCAAGGAGCATACGAATTTTGCCATCACGCCACGCTTGGATGTTGTCATCATCCAGCACCACTGCTTCGGGAAACTTCTCTTGGATTCTCGCAAGCGCATGCTTGAAGTGGTAGAACACGAGTGTAGGGGACGAGGACTCTTCCATGATCGACTCAAGGTATTCCAGTTTAACATCGTGTACTTTTTGCCAGTCTCCGTTTTCCCCATACACCGCGCCTGATGTAAACTGTAAGAGTTTCCCCGCCAATGCTGCCGCTGTTGGAGCCGTGATGAGTTCGCCATTGATATTAGCGACCATGTCTTTTGTAAGTGTTTCATATTGTGTACGTTCTGCCGGGTTTATGTCTATTTTGTGATACAACTTGGTTAATTTAGGTAGTGTCAAATAATCCTCAGCCCGCAGACTAAAACATATGTCGCCAATCTTTTCCTGTATCTTTTTGTCTGCTCCTGGCTGGAGTGCCCACTTATACACAACGTGTGTATGCCTGTTCATCTGTCCGGGTGTTAGGTATTTTACTCTGAATGACGTTAAGCTCGTTTCTAACCTCTGCCCCAAATCCAAAATACCTACCTGTGACCACAAGTCAGCCATGCCCTGAGGTGTCGGGGTCCCTGTCAGAATAATACGTCGCTCGAAGTTCTTTAAGTGTTTCTTCAAGCTCTTGAAACGTTTCGTTGAAGGATCTTTGAAGCGACTCGACTCGTCGATGATCAGATTGTTGAATTGCATCTTTGGTTGATCCAACAACCAAATCAAGTTCTCGAGATTTACTAAGTACACGTTCGAAGAACTCTTCAACGCTGCTAACCGTTGACTCGGTGTGCCCAATATCTTGGCTACCTTCAGGTGTTGTAGATGTTCCCATTTCTTCGTCTCCTGTTCCCATACTGTTTCCGCTACCCTCTTTGGCGCTACGATAAGAGTTTTCCCCTTGAGTTGCTCCGCGATAATCGTTAGTGTCGTCGCTGTTTTCCCAAGTCCAGGGGGTAGAAACAGACCCAAGTTCGGCACCGACAGCGCCCGGGATATGATCTCCTGCTGATACTGGTGTAGTTGTGTTCTCTTTAGCACGTCGGTTTCCTTTTGAGGCGTTTTCTTTTTTAGTTAACAAGGTTAGATTCCATGGAACGTGTAGGCCAGAAACGTTCTTGCCTTGTAGTGGTTCAATATGATCAACTTCATATAATTCCTCCATAAAAATTGTGGCTAATTGTGCTCGTTTGTACCATATATCTATTTCTGGTTTTAAATGTAACTTGCCCCATTTTAACATCCTATTTAACTTTGCAACACGTCGCCTGGTACGTTTAGCATTTGCTTTGGCTCTGTTATTTTTACTCCAGTTTGCCGAATATGCTCTATCACACGCTTTGCAATATATTTTTAATCCATCTTTTTGGTATTTGTCTTTATTAAATTCATTGCGGTTTCTTGTTTGTTGACACTTCGTACATTGCTTCACGGATAAAATCATCTACGTCATCCTTGGATCTCAAAATGTGAACAGGAAAACCCTGTTCGCCTAGTTGGTCAAACACTATCTTTTGTCTTTCGCTTACTTTTCCTGTCGGTGTTTTCAGTTCCACTAGGAACACTTGCTGGTGGAGGAACACTACTCTGTCCGGCACCCCCGATATCGTGCTTAACCATTTCAGTGAGAGCCCGTTCAATTTTTTCACGGATTTGCTCAGATGCTTCTCGATGTCGCTTTCTAAAATTCTCATAGTTCTCTTGCTCCATTGCGTATGCCGCAAACACTTGTTTAAACAAATACTCAGTAAAGTAGGCGCGGGTCTCATCGCCAATTTTGCTCTCGTCTTCCCCGATATACTCAAACACATGGGTGACAGTATGCACACACTCATGCACGATCACACCAATGCGCTCCAGAGAATCAAAGTCTTCCATGGCTTTGAGATCAAACACAATCGCCAGCATGGCATTTTGTGTGCCTTCTTGTTGGATGTAATGGGACTCTGCCACACCTACATCTAGGCTTGAGTGTTTGGTTGTTATTTTGGAGGATTTTAACGCCGCTTGAAACGCCTCATCGGAAAAACACACCTTTACTTTGGCTTCGTAAAAACCAGTGGTTGCTATATAAAATGGCAACGGTTTTTCTTTTTTAGGCATTTGTTGTTTTCCTTTTAAATATTCGTTTGTACCAAGGTCGGCGCTCTTGTTCTATGTATTGTCTCAAAATTGACATTACTCCAACTTCAATAAGTTTGGTCTTTGTGTAGTCGTCCATGTCTACTTCACAATTAGCCGAACCATCTTCGTTTTCGGTTATTCTATTGACAGTAAATTTAAAATCATTTTTATGTTTCATTTAATCCCATGCGCCTTTTCTATTGCGCGGGCAAATTCCCGTCTGCCGGCGTACGTATCAATGTCATTAGAAATACCGTCAGATATATCGTCAATCTCTTGATCTGTAAGGGGTTTTGACTTGTAGACTCCGTAAAAAAATGGCTTTGGCTCCGTGACTACGGCATCTTCATAGCCTGGTTGGTATGGTGTTTCTGCTACGTAGTTTGGCTTCACTGTTTCCCTTTCATAACAAGCTACATCAATTGCTTTACTGACTACTTTCCAGTAACTTTCTGGCATTGTGACAGTTATGTTTCGTTTCTGCGCAAATGCCTCAGCATCTTCTAAAGAACAAACTACGTATTCATCTGTTGGTTTCATTCTATCTCCTCGTACCATCCGCGTACATAAAAATTATCGCCGAGGTCTTTAATTAACTTCTCGGGATATCCATTGTCAATTAGCCACTTACAGGTGTCATCGACGTGCTCAGGGATCTCTTTTGGAAACCCGTACATCCAGCCACTTGGTGGGTCAATCATTTTAACCTTCATTTTTGATCCCATGATGTTCTTCAACTGTTCTGACAAAGTCACGCATGTTCCACATTTGATTGGTCTTATTCATATTGATAATCATTACGCGGATCTCTTCGTCAGTCATCGGTTTACGGTTTACTGCGTTTTCATAATCTTGAACTGTGTGGTACATATCATCTCCTAAATCGTGTTGCTGGTTTACGTTTGCCAAACCGAACATATAACTTTAATGCGCACAGACGTGCATACGTTTGGTTGCGCCACCCTTGCGCGGCTCTTCGGTACATCTGCATGTGGGCGCGTTTGTAATGGTTTGGTTTCCCATTCTTGCTAATAAACACAATGCGCCGTTGACCCACTTTACCGAATATGCTGGTAAAGCCGTTGCGCAAGATGGTTTTCTTAAAACGAAAAGGTTTCATCGTCTGCGTTTCTCAATGGTTACGAACACCGCCACCACATCCTCTTCGTCACTTACGCTTACATGTGGGTGGTAATGGTTTTTCTTTACAAAGTCATACACCCAGCCGTTGAGCGCAAAGTACGGGCGCCCGTTCTCATCATTTAACAACTGCACAAGATCCATGTTAGCAATCGGGGTTATGCCAGACCCAAGCGCTTTTAGAAACGCTTCCTTGGCGGCGAACCGAGTGGCTAGGTAGTCTGCTGGTTTACCTCTGCGCTCGTACTCTTTCTGTTCGTGCAAACCCAAGATGTTCAACGGCACTCGTAGGTTTTTAAACCTGTTTACCTTGACAATATCAACACCTACTCCAGCGATCATCAGAACACTCCTTCGTCTTCAATTACGTTTTGGTCAACATACTTCTGTGCCTTGGCACTTAACTTGATGCCATCGTACACATGTTTGCGTTGACCGCCTACCATTGCCTTTGTTACTGTAACAGCATGCTCTTGGGTTGCCGCTAAGAATCTGCGTTTAAACGACATCTCTGTACCAAACGGCAGGTTCTTCTTGGTTGCCCAATGTTTGAAACAAGCAAACACATGATCCTTTGGCACTGACGATGATGGGTCGAATGTTAGCACTTCCTCAGCAAATGCGCCGATTGGGTTGCCAGCCTCCGCCATCACTTCGATTAAGTCCTTGCCGTTCTCAGGTTGTATGAAGTGACCGCCACGATCTATTCTGCGTTGCAAGCCTTCCATCGCCCAATTAAAAATGCCCGACAGTTCGCTTGATAACTTGTGGGATAGGTCGGTGTCCTCTTGGTTGTAAAAGGATTTGGTCATCTTCAATACAATCATTCGCCCTGTGAGTGCATTTGAGTTCTCGGTTAATTGCAAGGTCTCGTTGGAATAGATTACGATTCGGGTGGGGAGGTATCCGTTCCACGACTCCTTATTTTTTCTATTAACCGTAATAGTATCACCACCGACAATACGCAGAAGCTGGCTAACAACAGCAGAACGATTACGTTCAGGAGCGCGTGCATCAGTAAAAGAAGCCAGCAGTTTGCCGAGCCAAGGTTGCAAGCCGAAAGTATCACATAGTTCTCCTAGTTCGGGCGCCACTGTGTTGTGTTGTCCTAAGAGGGACACCAACACTTTGTTGATTGTTCCCTTACCACTTCTGCGGGGGCCGATGATGTTAAAAAACTTCTGCTGGCGGGTGTCGCCACTGAGGATGTAGCCAAACATTTCTTGCAAGGCTTCTATCGACTGTGGGTCGGTTGTCCATACAGACTTTAAAAAGTTATCCCATATCGGGCACTTAGCCGATGGGTCATACGCAAACGGCAGTGAGTTCTGTGTGAAGAAACCCAGTGAGTGCGGGATCAACACACGATCTTCAAGGTGAAACAGACCATTCTCCAAACTGATAAGTTTCGAGGCTTCGGGTTTGTTTAAACGATAGGCATCTAACCAAATCGGTGGTCTTGTGTTTGCGTGGTTGGGTAAATGCACGATGGACTTAATCGCATCCATACATGCCGACACCGATGCTGGCGATGGGTTGAATGGCACTAACTCACCTTTCTTCCCTGGCTTTTTGCATTTGTCCAGCAGTTTGTATAAGTCTGACCGAATGGTTGCCTCTTCCATAATCTCGTAGTGTGTCCTAGCATGCACATAAAAGTCATCCGAGTAGTGGACTAGGCGGTAGCCTTCCTCTGTGACATACTGGTTTTCGAGAAAGGTACGGGCATGGTTCATAGCACCTTGGTCGAGAATGATCTCGCCCGATGCTAAGGCTTCTGCCCGCTCCATTTGGTTGATTTTAAATATAAGGCTTCGTAGGGTTGCACCCGATCCTTTAAAGGTTGTCCACTTCTTGTCA